TGGGATGCTGTCAATTCAAAGGCTAGTTTAGCTGATTGGGTTGTAATTATTCTTTGGCCGGTAAGTTATACCATATTCAGAATAACCGACATTTTCACCAAGAAAGACGTGCTACTTTTATTCGCTATGTTTCTGCTATGTCTTGTGGCGTGTTATGTGTCGATTGTGGCGTATAATTCGGAGGTGGGGATTAAATAAACGATATTTTAAACTATCTGGTTAAACCTCAGCTTTTATGCTGGGGTTTTTTTATGCCACATATCCACTTTGTTTTTGCCATTACCCTATATTCTATAAAAACGCAAATCAAGTTTTTTTTATTTTTCAGTTTTGGTGCGTTCAATGTGGTCAATGTGGAATATCTCAATATAATCAATGGTTTCAGCGATTCGCAATGTGGAATCAATGTGGCATGAAAGTGGAATATTTAAGCCAATGTGGAATAAATTGTTAAAATATTTGTCATTTAAAATGCGTTTTATACATTTGCAAGGCAGGAATCGGGGGCACTCGATGGTAACGAAGTTAGACTTCTTCTCCTGCTATTTTTAAAAAAGTCACATAAAAAGTTAAACTATGGTAGCTACAATTTTTAAAGACCTTTCTCAAACTAATACTCCATTTTATAGAGATATTGACTTTATTTTAAACCGTATTAAGACTGGTACGTCTAAAATATTAGTAGAAAAAATTAGACTTGAAAAGGATAAGAAATTAAGGAACGAACTAAAGTCACAGCTAACAGCTATTTGTTTTAGTGGAAAGTTTACACGTAGAGCCGATACTGCCATTTCAGAACATAGTGGGTTAATATGCCTTGATTTTGATAATTACGATACAATAGAGCAACTTAATGAAGACTTAAAGGTTATCAATAAAGATAAATATACTTTTGCTTCTTTTATTTCTCCTTCCGGTAACGGGTTTAAGTTATTGGTAAAAATACCTACTGAAATTGAAAACCATAAACTTTATTTTGATTCACTTGCTGAGTATTACAATATCAGCCATTTTGATATAACGTCAAAGAACATTAGCCGGATATGCTTTGAATCATACGACCCTGATTTATTTATCAATAAAAAGGCATTAACTTGGACCACTAAAAAAGAGTTTCAGTCTTACAGTTATATTGATAAAGCACCTTCTTTAAAACTTACCAATGAAAATGAGATTATTAATAGGCTTTATAAGTGGTTTTTAAAAGAACATTCATTTGAGAAAGGGCAAAGAAATGCAAATCTATTTATATTGGCTTCTGCATTTAGCGATTATGGAATTTCAAAATTAGAGGCTTCACGATTCTGCTATCAATTTCAAGCGGATGACTTTAATCAGAATGAAATAGATAGGACAATAACATCCGCTTATTCCAAAGGAAGTGCCAATTTTGGCATGAAATACTTTGAGGATAACGATAGCCTTGAATATGTAAAAAAAGAGATTAAATCAGGGAAAACACTTGAAGACCTAAAACAAACTATTCCGCAACTCGAAAAATGGTCTTTTGATGAAATAAAGGAAACCGTATCGGTTAATGATTTTTGGAAGATTTCAAAGAAAGGATATGTAATTATTGATAGCTACTCTTACAAAAGATGGCTTGAATCAAATGGGTTTTACAAATATTACCCAGATGGAGCGGATGGGTTTGTTTTTATTCGTGTTGAAAATAATTTGATAGACAATACAAGTGAAGATAAGTTAAAAGATTTTGTGCTTAATGAGTTGCTTAAAATATCAGAGTTTAAAGTATATGAGTTCCTAGCATCAAATAGTAAGTACTTCAAAGAAGACTATTTAAACTTACTTGATAATATCAGAGTTGAATTTAAAGAAGATACTATTGATACCGGATATATTTATTTCCGTAATTGTGCTGTTAAAGTAACGCCAAAAAGTAAAGAGATTATTGATTACATTGATTTGGGTGGTTTTGTATGGAAGAAACATATAATTGACTATGAATTTAAAAATGAAAGCGATTTAGACTGTGACTTTCAAAAGTTTGTTTCTCTTATATCTTCAAATGATATTGAGCGTTACCGGTCAGTAGTATCTACAATAGGGTACTTAATGCACTCGTTTAAAACATCAGCTAATAACAAAGCTATAATTTTAAACGATGAAACGATTAGCGAAAACCCAAACGGGGGGAGTGGTAAGGGTATATTTTGGAATGCGCTAAGCAAAGTAAAGAGGGTATCAGATATAAACGGTAAGTCATTTAGCTTTGAAAAAACATTTCCATATCAAACCGTTTCAGCAGATACTCAAATCCTGGTATTTGATGATGTAAATAAAAACTTCAAGTTTGAAAACCTTTTTTCGGTTATTACTGAGGGGATTACATTAGAAAAGAAAAATAAAGATGCTATAAAAGTTCCAGTGTCAAAATCACCGAAAATTATAATCACTACCAATTACACAATCGGAGGTATCGGTGGTTCTTTTGAACGTAGAAAATGGGAATTGGAATTTAGTAGCCATTTTAGCGCAAAGCACACACCGCTTAATGAATTTGGGAGAATGTTATTTGATGAATGGGATGCAAAGGAATGGATTAAGTTTTATAACTACATGATTTCCTGCTTACAATTCTATTTAAAGAATGGACTTGTAAACTTTGAGTTTCATAACCTTGAAACGCGAAAATTTATTAAAGAAACTTCTTTTGAATTTTACGAATGGGTTAATGAAGATGACAATATCAAACTTGACGAAAGAATTTATAAGGGCGTTTTATTTAATGCCTTTATTGAAGAGTATCCAGATTTTAAAAAATGGCTATCAAATAAGAAGTTTTGGCAATGGGTAAACATTTACATTAAGTCAAACAATTTTAATGTAAACGATGGAAGGGATTTAAATGGACGTTATGTAATAATTTCAAAAGCATGAAACTAAGAGATTACCAAGAAGAATTATCAGTACAAGGTGCTGAGATTCTAAAAAAACACAAAATTGTTTACCTTGCAATGGAGGTAAGAACTGGTAAAACTTTGACAGCTTTAGAAATTGCTAAAGTATACGGTTCTAAAAATGTGCTATTCATTACCAAAAAGAAAGCCATATCTTCAATAGAAAAAGACTATAAAAACTTTGGATATACATTTACTTTAACCGTTATCAATAACGAATCTTTGCACCTTATTAATGGTGAATACGATTTGCTGATTAGTGACGAACATCACAGAAATGGTGCGTTCCCTAAGCCTAATAAGGTAACGCAATTAATCAAAAAAAAGTATGCTAATTTGCCAATGATATTTCTTTCTGGAACTCCACATCCTGAATCATATTCCCAAATATTTCACCAATTTTGGATAAGTAATAACACTCCATTTGGGTATTATACTAACTTTTATAAATGGGCAAAAGACTTTGTAAATGTGAAGCAAAAACACTTAGGATTTGGAATAATAAACGATTACTCACAAGCAAAAATTGATATACTAAAACCTATTATTGATAAATATTTCATTCGATACACTCAAAAAGATGCAGGTTTTGAAACATCGGTAAATGAAAATATACTTTACTGCAATATGTTAGAATCTACATACAACATAGCTAAATCGCTTAAAAAAGACAAGGTGGTAAAAGGTGTATTTGAAGCAATTTTAGCAGATACAGCAGTAAAAGAAATGAGTAAATTACATCAAATTTATAGCGGAACAGTTAAGTTTGAAAGTGGCAAAAGCATGATTATTGACCATAGTAAAGGATTCTTTATCAAAGATAAATTTGAAGGTCAAAAAATAGCCATATTCTATAAATTCAAAGAAGAATTTAACCTACTCAAAGAAGTGTTTGGTGACTTACTTACAGATGACTTGTCAGAATTTGACAACTCAAACAAAAATATTGCACTTCAAATTGTATCCGGAAGGGAAGGGATTTCACTTGCTAATGCTAAATATTTGGTTTATTTTAATATTGATTTTAGTGCCGTTTCATACTGGCAAAGTAGAGATAGGCTAACTACTATGGAGCGCACAACAAATGATGTTTATTGGATATTCTCTAAAGGTGGAATAGAAAGTAAAATTTATAAAGCAGTATCTAATAAAAAAGACTTTACACTTTCAGTATTTAAAAAAACTTACAATGACTGAGCAACAGATACAAAAGAAGATAATAGACAAATACGAAAAGGATGGATGGTATGTGCTAAAATTGATTAAGACAAATAAGAACGGTATTCCAGACTTAATATGTTTAAAATTGAATGAAAAGCCATTATTTATAGAGGTTAAAAGTGAAAAAGGTAAAGTTTCACCATTGCAGGAATATAGGCTTAATGAGTTAAAAGAATACGGATTTAATGCGGTTGTAATGAATGCGATTTAAAAATAGCCGACTACGCTTGTCGGTTGGTGATTGAAATGGTTTATTCAAAATAAAAATAGAACGGGATGAATAATAGATATTGCATAGAATGTAATCAAAAAAAACCGATTTGTAAAGGGTTGTGTAGGACTTGTTACCAAAGAAAGTATCAACGTGAAAAATATGGCAGTAAAGAGTTTATTCCAATCGATAAAGATTTACTTTATAACAGCGTATTAAAATTTGTAAAAGATGGTTATACTATTTTAGATGCTATAAAAAAAGCTGGACATAACTCATCTGGAACGTTTTATAGATTAATTTCACCATATCAAAAAGCTGAGCTATTAGCTTGTAAAAGATTACGAGATATTAATGAAATCGATATAGGTTTTTATGAGTGAAGTTGTAATTTTTCACACTAAACTTGGTTAATCGGTTTTTTTTTGGCAGTTTTGAATTTAAACAATGCACAATGAAAATACTATCAATCTTATTTTCGGCTTTACTTCTTTTGGGTGGTTGCTCGAAAGAAACTAACTGTAACTCGAATAACGGAACGGTTGAAATATACACCGATAAGTACGGGGGCTGTTCTATATCTGGATCGGATGGACGTTTCGACTTAATGTTAAACGCTAAGTCTAAAACCGTAATTGAAAAGCCAACGGGAAAATATTATATCGCTTATTACAACAATACATCGGTGTTAAAAAAAGATTCGTTTGATGTAAAGGCGTGTGAAACTGTTAAATTGACGTATTGAAAGGTAAATTTACCATAGAGTTATTCGATTCGATTTGTGAGGAAATAGCTACAACCGATAAAGGATTGGCTACTATTTGCAAGCGCAAAGATGTTTCTACTACGGCTTTTTATAATTGGATTAATGATGATGAATTACTAGTTGACAAATACGCGCGCGCGAGGGAGTTGCAAGCTGAGTTGTTAGCTGACCAAATAATTGAACTATCAAGCCGTGATAGAATATGCGAAGAAACAACTATCTATGATGATGGGAAAGGCAATGAGCAAGTTACTACTAGGCGCGTAGATAACCACAACAGGACACGTCTAGAAATAGATGCAAGAAAATGGAAAGCGTCTAAACTTGCGCCTAAGAAATTCGGAGAAAAGTTAGACGTTACAACTGGAGGCGAAAAAATACAAAACCTACCTCCGTTTATGAAAACAAATGAAAGCCAATCCTAACTTTGACTACCTACATCAAAAGATATTAACCGAGCGTGTTACCTTATTGCAAGGTGGCACACGAAGCGGAAAGACTTATGCTACTATCTATTTCTTAATTGATTTCTGCCTACTTTATACGGGA